ATGTTGTACCACTTGTTGTGATATCTGCTGACGGAGTTATGTTTGTCCCAGACCACGTGTTTACAGCAGCACCCCACACTTGGACTTGCTCTGTCTCCACAATAGTTTGAGTTGTAGTAGTCGTACTGTTCATCGACCCTGTTGTAAACTGGGGAGTGACAGTATTGGCTCTAGCTATGCTGGGTGATAACAGAGCTAAAAGCAGAATTAATTTCTTCATGCTTTTGGTTTATCTTTATGTGCCATAGGGCATATTGGAGGTTTACCATTACCGTTTTTACCGGTAGTCAAACCGAATGTGGCTAGGGCTCCCGTAAAAACGCTGGCTACGAAAGTGATATCGCTATTCCCAGACTTCTTAACCATTGGTATGTCGATGTAGTTCATCGTAATAATGAAACCAGACCAAACGACAACACCTAGTCTTACGAAAGTCCCTAGTACTTCTATTTGATGTTCTTTATCTTCAGCAACATCTTTTAATTTACCAATTAAACCTTTTGGCTTTTCGGGCTTATTTTCTTCCATGCTGTTTTTAGTATTGGTTTCATAGCTGTTACAACCCATTTAAAGGCTGCGGTTGCAGTCAAGGTTGCAGCTACAGAAACGACTGCTGTAGTAGAAGCCGTTATAAGTATTTCGTTTTCTGGTAAAGGTACGTCAAAATCTATTATTGGAATATTGACATTCCTTATACCTGTATCTACTTCTTCTGATGCTTCAGCTTGTACTCCTTCCGGTTCCCTTAAATCACTAGGTGGAACGACTAAAGGTTTATAAAAAGGAACGTTTCCTGTTGGCAAAGGTATTGATATTGTTTCTATATTTTCTACTGGTGGTAATACTATGGTGGGTATTTCCACTATGGTTTAGGATACTTTGCTTTAACTGCTGCAACGTGATCTTTCCATGTAGTTGTACCATTGACAGCATCTTTGTACTGCATGTCGAGCTGGTCACCCACGGAAGCATATATGGTATCTGTTGTACCTGCTTCTCCTGTTCTTTGTGATTTATATAAAATAGCTGCTGCGGCATCGTCTATAGCTTTGCGAGCTGCTGCCACTTTGGTACTGTCAATTGTAACTGACTTACCATCTTTGTCGAAGGCTCCTTGGCCGTCGTCTATTGATACTACATCGCTATGTGCGGAGTAGATTGCTTCGTGATCTAATGCCATAATTAATAATTGTTTGTTGTATTTAAAGTTGCCATTATGCTGCTACTTCCATAACTGTAAGTGTTGCACAACCTCTACTATATGAACTGCTATCTGTATCAACATTTAATCTGTTTATTTTAATAGTTGCACCAGCAGTAACTACTTGAACTTTATATGTTTGGGCATCAGAAGTACTTGGAGAATCTAAAAAACAAAGAGCATCTACATGATTTCTTTGATTGTTTGATTGATAAGCCTCAGCACCAGAAACAGGAGTTCTTGATCCGTAACTAGTCGGCTGTAAAATAACTCCACTTGTAGTACCATTTAATCTTATACCTCCACCATAATTACTTCCCATAACTGGTACGTTTGCAAAAATTAAGTATTTACTGCTTGAAGAAGCTGGAGCATCCATAGTGACACTCAAACCAGTTATATCTGCTCCATTAGAAGAAGATGTGAAAGTATCTGTTTTAACTATTTGTTTTACTTGAAGAATTTTACCAGCACCACTAGCTATAGTTGTACTTCCGTCTGCGTTAAGAACAATATTGTTAGAACCAGAGGAAGCATGTTTTAAATTTGTTGCGTTTAATGTTGCCATTATGCTGCTACCTCCACAGCTGTAATTGTAGAAATCGCTCTAGAATCTTGGTCATTATCAGCATCAGTACTTGATCTGTTTAAATACATAGTTCTATTTCCTCCGTTATGACCATGAGAAAGTCTGCAATCATAAGTTGTAGCACTTGTTGTATTTGGTGAATCTAAAAAGAAACCAGTAACACCTTCCATAGCTGAACTTGATTCACATTTTCCAACAAAACTTGTTCTCAATCTATTACTAGCAGCATCACCGACAGCACCTGTAAGAATACTTCCTCCTTTAAAGAAAGCAAAACTAACTTCATTATCTGTATTTAAGCCAATGCTTAAAGAAGCCATAATAAAAATTTTACTTGAAGTAGCAGAAGGTGTAATTGTTACACTTATTGCAGCTCCACTATGTTCTCCTTCATCTATACTTGATTCAGAAAAAGTATCTGTTTTTGTTGTAGAAACAACTTGCAGAATCTTTCCAGCAGTAGCTGTAGTAGCTAACGTGCTGTTACCAGTTCCGGGTACAGTCAGCTCAATAGCTGCATTACCTGTTGTACTGGCTGGTCCTTTGATAGCAACTGTTCCTCCACCGCTGTCTGCGGTTAGTTTTAATTGGCTCATGCTGCTATCTCCATTACTGTTATCCAGCTCAATCCTCTTTCCCTATATTTAGTATCATCATCATTAGCAGTTCGATTGTAATAATAATAATTCGTATTTTCTGCATCTTGAACTTGCACAGTATAAGTTATAGCACTTGTAGTGTTAGGCGAATCAAGATAACCAGAGCAATGTGCTGCATCAATACTTGTATTATTATTTGTTCCATCACTTCTAGTTAATGTTGTTAACATTTGTGTTCTATTACCTGCTGCTGCTCCTTCTATTACTGTCGTAGCACCTCCTGAGATTGCACGTTTTACACCCATTACATAATGATGTGTATCATAATTAGTTTCTCCTATTTGATGGAACATAATAAAAATTTTATTACTAGCTGATGAAGGAGTAATTGTTACATTTTGATCTGGAATATCAACGTAAGTTTCGTTTGGTGTACATTGCAATGAACCTGTAGAATCTCTTGTCGTATTAGTTTTTACTTGAAGAATCTTACCACCAACTCCTGTTGCTAAATCGGCACTTTGTATAATCCCGTCTGGCAAACCACCAGCGGATATACCGGAAACTGTGCCAGATCCGTTTAATGTTATAGGCATAATTTATACGATTGTCCAGTTTTCTCCAGTACCGATTGTTACGGCGATACCATTATTTATAGTTATAGGTCCAGCGGACATGGCGTTCGTGTTATTACTAATCGTGTAATTGGTTGTTACCGTTTGCCCATTCTCCCAGAAAATAGAATCGCTTCCGCCACCTGTAGCTCCAGCTGCTGCATCTGCCCAAGAGGTAGTTCCACTTCCATTTGTAGTAAGAACTTGTCCATTGTTACCTGAGATATGAGGTAAAGTTAATGTATAACTTGTTTGACCTGATACATCTGATGGTGCAACAATTTTGACATACTGTGTGTTTCTTCCAAGCTGTAACCCAGAACCATCTAAAATTGATCCAAATGCTCCACTTGCAGTTGTCGAAGTTCTATAAGTTACATTTGCTTGAGCTCCCGGTTGGACAACAGGTTCATTATTACTGCTATCTCTATTTAAATAAAGATCATGTGTAAATAAAGCATCTCCAGAAATACTGTGAGTATTAACAGCAGTAAAATTATTAGAACCGTCATTAATTTGAATAGCTCCACTTGTTCCAGACGCACTTGTATCTGCTACTTGTGCCCAAGTTAGACCACCTGAGTTACCAGATTGAGCTTGTAAGTAATATCCATTAGTAGGTGTATTAGATGCTCCTAACTTAACTTCTGTTACTGAACTGTCTTTAATACCATCAGTTCCTGTTTGTGTTACTGCCATTAATCTGTTTCCTCCGTAATTCCAATGGCTTTCTTTTCATCCAACGTAGTTAGCCTAAGCCAGTTAGCCGGATAGTTTGTTCCATCTGATGTTTGAAATGGCACATCGACCGGAAGAGTCTTGCCTTCTAATTTAAATGCCATTATCTTGCTCGTGAGTATTTGAATGGTGATTCCGCAAATGCTAAATAAATGTATGTATCACCACTACCGTTTACATTATTTTGTGAATCTCTAAGTTTAAACCCATCAGATAAAAAGTCTATACCTGTACCATTTCCAAAAGTATTTTCTGTGTCAGCATTATTAGCATATAAACTTGAAGAAATACCATTTGGATTAAATGTTCTTCTTTTGTCGTCAAGCATAAGCCAATATGTACTACTATCATTGATATTTTTTATCATAAGCCAAGCTATTCTAAAACCGGTGTAAACAACAACCCCATTACTATTTCCGTTTCCGGTATATGACCCAAACTTGCTATACCCTGCTACTTCGCTGAAGCAGTATGTAATATAGTCATCACCACTTTTGTTGACATTAGCATTTCCGTTGGAATCAACATCTCGAACTGTAAATGTAGTGCTAGAAACTTGTTTAATTTGAGAAGAATAAGCACTTTCAGCAGAATTACTATTTAAGAGAATATTTTTAGTTGTATAAGTACCATCACTACTTAGTTTATGATGCCATGTTTGCCACCTGTTACTGCCGTCTCTATTTTTAACAATAACAACTTGTGGTGAAACTCCTAAACCATGACCAATTCCAATATCTGTGCTATTAGTTCCATTACCTGTGTAACTTACAATAGAAAACCCTGCGGAAGTATTAGCTCTTACTTGAGATGAGATTGTTCCATCATTATTAGTTACTGTAGATCCACCAGCGTTCCAATTCCATGCAACAAAAGTTCTGCTAGGCCAATTTGTATCACCATCAGTTCCTGATTCAAAACCATTCTGTATAAAAGCTCTAATTTTATCAGTATCAGTTTGTTCAGCATAAGTTTCACTACTTACAAGATATTTGCTTCCACCTCTTACTGAATCAGATAAAATATGATCGTTTGTTACGTCTCTAGTCTTTACCCAAACCCAATCAGGAGTAAAATCTACATCTGAATTTGTAATATTAACAACGTCACCACTAGATCCTGTACCTGTATAAGTAAAAGCTGCAAAATGTTTATTAGGTAGCAGTATTGTTGGGTCGGGTAAGTTTGCTG